ACTGACAGCACAAGGACCACAATAATAAATTTAAATTTTTTCATTGTTCCAAAAAACTAACATTAAAACTATTAATCCAAAAATAGCAACAATTAATAAAATAGATGCAATTATATTCATTTCTTTCTATTTTTTAATCTCTTGATTTCTAAATCACAATAATGTTTTATTTTTTCCAAATCCTCAACTTTGTTTTTAAATAAATACCTGCAAACGTACTTCACAACGTTACCCTGAAAAAAAGATAATTTGTTTCTTGATATAAATTCATATGGTTGAATTTCAAAAAATTTATAGTGAGATCCTCCAATTTGCACATCTTCTGGAAAACTTTCATCAAACATATCTTTATTTGTCATAATTTAAATCCTTTTAGTATTCCTAATTTTTCTTCTGCTGTTGCAATTTTTTCAATTAATTTATCTACTTCGTCCAAGTGCTGCGGATGTTCTCCTATACCTACAGATTTTTCTAAGTAAATTTTTATTGTAGCTTCAGCCTCTGATATTTGTGCAATATATCTATCCTCTAAAGCGTCTAATATTAACTTCCTAAACATAGTTTGCCTCATAAAGTTTAAAATACTTTCCTAACGGAAAGTTATATTGATGGTTTGTACCTAACAAATGTAAAGTTTGTTTAGATCTGGTAACTCCTGTGTACCAAACTCTTAACTCTTTTATCTTATCTGTTAAATTCTTTTTCTCATAATGTGATGGAAAGTTGCATTTACTGGCTAATACAACATTATCAGCTTCTCCACCTTTTACCTGGTGGATAGTATCTATTATTATTTTTGGTGGCTGCGTAAGATCTACACCTTCCTGCATAAGTTTTTTAAAATACTTTTTATCTTTGTCTTTAAATTTTCTTTTAAACACTTGATTCCATAGTCCTTTTTCATCTCTCATACCACATCTGAGATGTAATTCATCAAAATTAAATACTTGATTCGGGTGTGCAAATGACCACTTTTTACTATCCGTTGACCGGTATCCGTGATCTATGTTTAATAAAAATTCATACATTGTACATGCTTCTTCTCTAGTAATACTACCGCCTTGACAGATTTTTTCCCAGTATTGAATTGCTGAAAATTGATTTGGGTCAAATGATTTGTTATTTTTTTGATCTTGATAATATAAACCTAAATTCTTTGCCTCTTGCTGGAGCTCTCTCTTTACATCATTAATTCTAGCTAAAACCATCCAATTACCCTCCATATCCCAAGGTATTTTTTTTAATCCATTCCATCTATAAATAGCACCTTTTTTTCCATTAGAATAAAATTCTTTTTCAACTCTATTTGAACCCATCGAATACAATAAACAACTAGAAAAAAAATGAATGTTTTTATTTAACCTTACAGATTTTTTTAAAACTAAAGATCTACCAGGAAACTTTTGAAAAAACTCAACTTCAGCTCCGTTCCATTCGTATATTGCTTGATCGTCATCTCCTGCAATATAAATTCTATCCACTGCTTTAGCTAATTTAACAACTAAGTCCCACTGTAGGGGAGTTAGATCTTGTGCTTCATCTACCATTAAAACTTTAAAAGGAATAGATACACCTTCACTAATAAATTTTTCTACCATGTCAGTAAAATCTAATCGGTCAGCTGTTCTCCCTCCACCTTCGACTTCCATAGTTTTAAATTGTTCGTAACCAGCAATAATTGATTTAAACTGTTGTAATCTTACAGCTTTTCGAGGTTGTTGTTTATATAACCAAACAGGATCTACTTTCATATTTCTTGCTCTATCATATATTTGTAACGACCAATTATTGTAAACTTTTTGATCATCATGGCCATCCTTATAATTAACTTTTACAGTTCCATATTGCGTGTGAAACATAAGCATATCAGCTTTAGGATCTAAAACAGGAATTTCAGCAAACTGTTGTCTTGCTAAAGAATGTAATGTTCTAAAATATTTGAAATCATCCTCATCATATTCTTTAAATCTTTTCCTAACCCTTGAAACACATTCATCAACAGCTTTGTTAGTAAAAGATATATAACATATCTCATCTGGTGAGTATCCTTGTTTCAGGTATCTCTGAACTCTTTTGAGTAAGTTTTCTGTTTTCCCTGTGCCTGGAGGTCCAAATATTTTAATTGTCTTCCCACGCAGCTTTTGCTTTAACAAATTTGACATCTTTATTTTTATGTTCTGATTGTTTTGGTAAGACTACCACCCAGTGTCTTGTTTGAATACCTTTAAATTTAGATTTAGGTCTTGCTCCTCCTGTTTCTAAAAATTTAGTGCATTCTTTTTCACTCCAATTGTAGCCCATTTTTTTCATAAATGATTTAAAAGTTTCTAATTTAAATCTCATTTCATTTTCATCTCTCCAAATATTACCAGAGTCTATTTGATCAAACTCAGTTGTATCTTCAACATCTTCTAAAAATCTTGTCATTCTAGAATTAAACACATCGTCTAATTCTTCTACTGCATCAAAACCTTCCATATCTTGTTTGTTAGATACTAACTCTTCTAACCAATCTCGGTAAGGATCTGGATCTCTTTTTGTTGGCTTTAACGGTCGCCAAACAATATCATAATTCAAAAGTTGTTCTCCTAACAGCTGCTGTTGGTATAATTGTTTTGTAGATAATCTTATAGATTTACCTTGAATTGGTAAAATCCAATATGGCTCAGGATATGAATTTACTTTAAGAAGTTTACCTACCTCAGGTAAAGCTTCATTAGCTCCAATTCCAAGTTTACGTTTAACGCATTCAGATGATACACAGTGCATTCTGGCAATTGATGTTTTACATTTGTAAGCATACTCTTTGTTTTCAACGCCTTTAAATATATTTTGTAATTCTTTTGGATGTAATGATTCAGAACAAACTTTAGTCATCATGTTTCTAGTCCAATCTTCGTACATAACTGGATCTGGATTAATTTTTTTTGCTAATACTGCTACGTTAAACATAGCATCATTTCGACCTTCGCCTTTGACAACTTTATTTTTCATAAAATTTACGACACAAGGTGGATAATCTTTTGTTGAATCATCTTTAAATATTTTAAGTTTCTTAAATGAATCTGGAGTAAGTCTAAACTTGCTTACAAATTTATATAAATCTTCTATTTTTATTGAGTTACCTTCATCATCCATAGCAACTCTTGTTGGTGTTTTTGCTTTTTGGTATGGTAAGTTTACAAAATTACCTTTTCTTTTTTCATCCCATTTTTCAGGTGTTAAATCAACTTCATCTTGTGCAGGAAAAATATCAGTTGTGGTATCATTAATTCCTAAGTCTGATGCTATTTCAATTAATTTTTTACGCATTGAAGATGCTGCTACAACACCTTCAATGAATATAATTAGATGGAGTCCGTTGGACTTTGATCTGAATGGTACGAGTGGGTATTTCCTTTTCCGAATTGTCGATATAACTTCCTTATGCTGTATATTATAACGATCAACATCGATGACCCCCCAACTGCATGTATTATCATCTCTAATGGGAACTGATCCATAGTAAGCTTCTCCTTTTAAATGTTGTTTCCAATGATCCTTAGTCATTGGTTTAGGTTCAACCCAATGTTTAAATTCTGCTTTCCCTTTAGAATTTTTATTTCCAGTAGGAGCCGAACATCCAAAATATGTAGATGAGCCCTGGAAGAGTTCTATAAACTCTCCCAGGGTATTGTCAAGTAGGTCCATGTTAGAATGGAGATTTTTCTACTTGTTCTTCTTTGTTGTGGTTTGCTCTTACAGCACCTTTTTTACAACTTGTGTAAAAATCAAACGCTGCTTTAATTGTTTCTTCGCTCTCCACTTGTCCAGTATGCTCTATCTCCCAGCCATACCATGAACCTAAATTGTTTTTCTCTAAAACAGTTTTAAGTCTATAGTTTTGGGTAAATGGTGCAGGTCTAAAAAAACCTTTACCATCTTTTTTCTTGGCTCTGAGACTCATCATCATTGAGTTCCACTTCTTAGATTTTTTTCTTTGAGTGGATTTCATAGTAATCATAGCTGTTGATGATTTTTCTGGTTCAACCACTAAAACATAGTGTGAAGCAGTCTCCTCAACATAGTTACCATTCTCAAGACGATCTTTGCCGTCATCTCCTCTGGTTGTTTTTGACATAATATCCGAATCAGCCGAATAAACATTTACAGGAGCTACTGCGCCCTTATCTCTGTCTTTCCATTCGATATACTCCAACTTATAAAAACAAGGGATTACATTAATACCCTCAGCGCCATTATAAAGTTCATCGGTTACTGTGTTGTAAATCATCCCTGGTCTTGCTTCAGCTATAAACTGACTATCTCCTTGAGTGACTTGTGGAGATAATTGACCAAGAACTTTAAGGAATGGTAATGCTAAACTTTTAGAGTCTACATTATCAAAACCTTCATCAGCGAATTGCTCAATATTTATATTAGCAACTGCACCGGCTTCTTTTTTAATCGATACTTCGTTCGATTGTCCGTCTTTTAGTTTCATATGTTACCTATTATTTATTTGTTATTTTCGTTTTATTTGCGATGTACACACCGAACAAATCAAAAGGTAGTTCTTTACCACCTTCAATCTGCTCTTTAACAAAAGCCTTAAGAGTCATAGGCTCAACTTTTTCTTTTTTATTATAGTTGAATCCATGTTCTTCACAGACTTTTATTAATTCAGAGACTTGGTTGTCTTGCCCCCTGTTAAAAGAAGCAGTGACCGTATTTTTAATAAGGTCCTCAAACCCTCCAGTTCTTAACCAACCGAAGGCTTCTTCAACTCTTGATTCAGGAATTTTTGCTGCATAGAATGGTTTTACTTCTACAGTAGAACCATCACTTAATTTCAACAAAGATACACCAGCTTCCTGCATCATCTCTGGAATTATTCTCTCTTCAAAATCTCTTGCCTTACTTTTTAAAGATGATAATTTTTCTTCAGCGTCTTTTATACTAACGTGAATTTCTTTTAATTGATTACATTTGTCAGAAATAGATTTTACACTATCTTGACTAATGTCAATGTTTGACATTTTTTCAATATCCATATTTTCCTCCTGCTGGTCTCTTAAATTATTCGTTTGACGTTTGCAACAAAAAAATATAATTCTTTGCCAGGATGTGGAAATACCCTTACAAGACGAAACCCTATGAGCATCAAAGAAATGCTTTAGAAGAATCAGCACAAAAAACACAGTGGGCCTACTTCATGGAAATGGGTACAGGCAAAACTAAAGTTACCATTGATAACATGGCATACTTATATTTTAAAAAACAAATAACAGCAGTATTAGTTATAGCTCCAAAATCTGTTTACACAGTTTGGGAAAATGAAATTGAAACACATATGCCAAGTGAACTCAAGTATAAAATATTTAAATGGAATATAGATAAACCCAAGGATTACGCAAACCTAAATAAGTCTAAGGAACTTAGAATCTTTCTAATGAATGTAGAAGCTTTATCAACTAAAAGAGGAGTTGATGGCGCAAGTGATTATTTAATTAAAAATAAATTAAACTTTGTAGTATTGGATGAATCAACCACAATAAAAAACAGATCAGCAAAACGAACAAAAAATATTTTAGGATTAAGAAAACTATCTCATATAAGGCGAATACTAACAGGATCCCCAATAACAAAATCTCCATTGGATCTTTTTACACAATGTCAGTTTTTAAGTCCAGAATTATTAGGCTTTTCAAGTTATTTAGCATTTAGAAATAGATATGCTGAAATGACAGATATACCAGTAGGTTCTGGAAGATTTATATCAGTGCCAAAATATTACAAAAGATTACAAGAACTCGAACAAAAGATGAAGTTTTTTTCTACTAGAATTAGAAAAGATCAATGTTTGGATCTAAAACCAAAGGTAAGGCAAAAAAGATATGTTGAGTTAGAAGGTGAGAACAAAAAACTTTACGAAAAATTACGAACAAACGCTCTCGCTATAGTTGAAGATAGCACAATAAGTTTTTCAAATAAACTTACAGAAATTATTAAACTTCACCAGGTATGTAATGGTTTTACTAAAAATGATGATGGTGAAATAATGGCTTTACATAAACAAAAAATAGATACTCTTGAAGAAATTTTAAATGAAACCGATGGAAAAGTAATTATATTCGCTAATTATATTTATAACATTAATGAGATTGTTGCATTTTTACAACAAAAATATGGTGATAAAAGCACAGTTAGTATTTATGGTGCAGTAAATGTTGAAGATAGGCAAGAAGCAGTTAGAAAAATTCAAGAAGATGAGGATACTAGATTTATAGTAATAAACCCTACAACAGGGGGCTTTGGTCTAACACTTACTGCTGTAAACACAGTAATTTATTATTCTAATAATTACAATTTAGAAGTGAGAATGCAGTCAGAAGATAGGGCTCATAGAATGGGCCAAAAAGGAACTGTCGTTTATATTGATATTGTAGCCAAAAATACACTAGATGAGGCTATCATGAAGTCTCTTACTAATAAAGGTCAGATAGCTGCAAAAACTTTAGGTGAAGAAGATTTAAAATCATGGCTTCTGTAACTTATTGTAATCCTCAACTCTTTGTAGAAATTTTTCAGAGTATTCTTTTAAATCAGGCTCTGAGAGTTTAAATTCTTGATATTGAAGGTCTCGGGTACAAATTGCTATTACCCCCTGCTCTATGGGTCCGTAATTGGCTGTATGGGCTAAATAATAGGCACCCAACTGTAATTTATAGTCTTCAACCCATTCTTCTTTTTTTGGCTTATTTGCTTGTTTCCAATCAACAATACTAGGCTTTCCGTAAGCTACACATGAAAGGTCTGCTGTGCCTGCAAATTTGTTTTGATATTCAAGACTTATTTCATTACCCCAAACCTCGTCTATTTTAATGTTGTCCAAAATGGTTTTTGCCATCATTCTTGGTTTTTTACCTTCTTCCATATCGTTATAATATCCTTGGCCTGTAAGGGTGTATTCTAATACTTGATGCATTTCAGTTCCAATGGATGATGCTTGTTGCATAATACGATCAGCCTCTGCATCTCCGATTCGCCTTCGCCAATTATCTAAAAATCGTTTATCTTTTGTAGCTGATAAAATAGTGGTTACACTTGGAACCTTTATATTATCGACTAAATATTTACGCCCGGTTGTATCTGAAAATCTATTGTAATGTTTGTAAGGATATTTCTTTACTATTTTCATTTGTAGTTATTACTACATATGGTTTGAAAGTACAGCTAAAAGAATTGCAGTTAATCCACCTACAATCCATTTTTCCATTCTAGCTATTCTTGATTCCATTCTATCTATTCTATTAAAAGTTTGTCTTTGCATAAGTCTGCAAATCTTTTCATGATTATCTATTCTATCGATTGCAGATTTTTTAGCCACTTTTCATACCCCTTTGTGCTATCGCTGCACCTGTTGGATCATTAGGAAATAATGCTTGAAATTGACTTGCATCAACTGTTCCGGTAGCCGGTGGCACTGGTGCAGTAGGTTGTTGTACAACAGGATTTTCAAGTTCTAAGTCTTCCATGACATTTGTTTTTTCTACTTCTTCAATAGGTGCTTCAGCCTCATTTACCATTGCTTCATTGCCTGTTGCTGTTCTTAAAAACTCAACCGCATTGTTATCTACCTGCGCACTTCCTGAACTTCCTGAAAAATCTCCTGCAAACATTGTTTCAAAATTTTGTTTAGGTAATGTTTTTTCATTATAATTTGGATCAGGAACTTTTGCATCAAGTTGTAAAAGTCTTTCAGTTATTTCATCTGCACCTACTGTTTTTGGATCAACTCTTGGAACATCTGAATCACTTTCATTTAAATAATTCATTAATCGAGCAAACGCTTCTCTTTTTTGTGTTAAACCTAATCTACCAACCACACTTGGTTTTTGTAAAATGTTTGCCGCTGTTTGTATGTCTCTACCTTTAAAATATCTACGGCCAAGACCTAATACACCAGGAACACCATCACCAACTTTTTTACCCATTAACAAAGCAATTTGTTCATCAGGATTTAACGCATCATTAAAAGCTCTCATTGCAATTGGATCTGTTAATATTTGACCAGCACGTCTACCAAGTAAAACAAATAATGCAGGGGCAAAAGGATTTACCGCTGCTGAACCTCCAAGAACAACAGCCCCAGCGAAAGAATTTAAGCCACCAAGTTGCAATCTTCTTTGCATGAAAGTAGATGTATCTGCAATTGGTGTGTCTGAAACAGCTTTCATGTAAGTTAAAAACTTTTCGAACTCTTTTGCTTTACCTGGACCACCTAAAATTGTAGTTAATTTTTTCTTAGCTACATCATCAGTTGGATCTGCAATACCAAGCTCTCTTAAAAATTTGTTTATATTAAAACCTGACGTATCTTTCGGACTAAATTTAATTTTTGTTGCATCAAATATTTCATTACTACCTCTTACTTTTGTAATATCGAAATCTAATGCACCACCTCTTGTAGACATAGCTTCCATGACATCTACTGTTCCATTAATTCCAGTTCTAACTGCAGCATCATTCATAATTTCATCAATCATCGTTCTTCCTGCAGGAGAGGCCGCTGAATCAAATCCTCTATAAAAAGAATTAAACATCCATCTTGCTTTCGCAGCATTAAATAATGCTTCCCCACCACCTTTAGTTACTCCAATTTGAGCTCCTGTTTTTTTCGATACAATTTTATCAGCACCCAACAGTTGTCTAAATTGTTTTATTGCTGTTGAATCACCTCGTGTAAATACATCATTAGCAAGATCATTAAAAAATCTTTGTGCTTTTTTTTGTTCAACTCCTCCAATGCCTGCTAAAGCTTTATTTGTAAAAGTTGAAGCATCATATCCTCTAAATACTTTTGTAACATTTGCTCTTTGATAAAAATTCATTAATGTAGCAAAGGTATCATTAGCTCTATACAATTGATCTTTAAGTTGTTCTGATTGTTTTAAAACTAAATTTAAATCAGCATCAGCAGCTGCTTTACCTGCTGTTTTTACCAAATTATCATAACCAGCCTTAAAAGTCTCATCTTTAAAAAAAGTCTCTTTAGTGATTGCACCACCGAAAGAATTTAAATCATTTTCTAATGCTTCCCTTATTGACCATAAAGTTGGTCTTATGTTTTGATAAGTTGTAGTTTCAATGGCTCTGTTCATCATAGTCATTAAACCTTTGTATTGCAAAGGTGTTACTGTATCGTCTAATCTTCTTAAAGCTCTAAAAAAATTTGCTAATGGATCTCCCGCGCCTGTCAACTCAGCAAAAGCTTTTGTATCTACTTGACCAGCAAGTTCATCTAAAGGATCTGATACATATCTTGATAAACCAGGAAACTGCATAGCTAAACTATCTATGTATTCATCAGCCATTTTTTTTACGTGTTTTGTAGGAATGACTTTAGGATTTTTTATTGTCTTAGCTAATGCTTCAAAACCTGAATAACTTGCGTTTATTAAATTAGAATTTTGTTTGAATGCTTCATCTGCTTGTTTGTAAATTGTTGCAGATAACATACCTGTTTTAATTAATGGTCCATAATTAAGAACGGAGTTATTTAAATATTCTCTACCAGCTTTTTGTTCAGCTCCTTGTAATGCTTCTTTACCAATTCCATTAATAAAAGGCATGATACCAACAACCTTAAAAAATTTATTTGCAAAACCACCAAGAAGACCTGTGCCCTCTTGAGCAGTCATAACTAAAGGTAATGGTAAACCTTTGTCTCTTGCAATTGCTGCTAACTCTTTTGCATTTTTTGATTTAGCCCCAATAGCTAATCTACCAATTTTACCTAAACCCTTTGTTATAAAAGGTGTTAATGTGGCTGCACCTGCATTCCATGCCAATGCTGTAAACATTGCATCTGATGCGTTAGCCATAATATCTGTGTTTACTTCTCTTGGTGGCATATCTTTTAAATCATCTGCGATAGCATCCATAGCTAAAACACCTGCTGTTTCATTAAGAGTATCGTAAGCAACTGAACCTACACCTGCACCTGCTGTGCCACCTAAAACTGATTTTATTTCAGTTCTTCCAAGGGGACTAGCTAAAACTCTACCAATTGTAGGATCTGCAGCTCTTGCTATTAATTTCATAGCACCACCTAATAATTTAAATCTACCAGGTAGTTTTGTAGTTAATTTATCTGCAAAGTTGCTAAACATTTTTGTTCTCGCAAATAAACCTGTGTATTTGTTTCCAGGTATTTTAGATTTTGCGGCACTAAATATTTTTTTTCTGTCTGCTACATATGGATAAATAGAACCAATTAAATCACCAGCTAAAATAGCTTCTGATCTACCATCAAGAGCACTATCTTGTTGTTGTAATCTTACACCTATAGGATTTTTTTCTGCAGCATCCATCGTAGCAACGTCTCT